TTAAAGATCACCAAAAACTGAATTCAACAAAATCGTCACATCGCTAATTTTGATGTACATCTCGGTCGCAGAAATAGCATAGCCAATTTCCCTGACATATTGACCATTCGCCGTAGGCTTGGTCACAGTTATCGCCCCCGGAAGGCCCCTATCAGGTTCTATGTAGTATTTTCCGATTGTAAGGTTTGAAAAGCCACCAAGAATCCCGGCAAGAACAAAATCACCACTTTGTCCCGCAGTTAAGTTGGTTGATGAAAAACCAAGCAATCCCCCGACTTTGTCATACTCTGACGTAGAGACCTTGTACATTTTCCCATCACTACCCATCACACAGAGATCACGTAGAGATAAATCTTCCCCCGCAACACGAGCAAGAGATGTATGAGAAGAATTTGACCAAGCCAAATCACCGTCGTTATTGACGGAAACAACACCATCACCATTGCCAGCAAGTTTGGGGATGCGGACGGTGAGAGCATTATCACCCGTAGCGCCAAGTACCATCTGTTTCGCAGCGGTTGTTTTTGCCCCTGCTCCAATTGCAACAGATTGTTGGTGTGCAGTTTCTACTTGTGCAGTTTCTCCAAGCGCGATTGACTTATATCCTAAAGCCTTTGAGAACGCTCCAACAGTAATTGAGCTAATATTTCCTGCCTCAGAACTAAGGCCTAAAGCTATCGTAAAGCTGTCCATTGCTTTAGCTCCAGAACCAATAGCCATGGCGCTGATAGTCTCTGACCCAAGAGTAGGGAGAGAACCGCCCCTATCACTTAAAACCATATAAGGATCACCAGAAATATCTGTCCACGCCGCATTACCATCTGTGCTGTCAACCTTCGACAACACTTGCCCTGCTGTGCCTCCGGATGGAAGGCCTCCATTGTTTGGAGCGTGAGTATCAATCATATATTTAATGTCTTCAATATTCCATGACACCGCCGATGTACCTATGCCATCGTTCATTAATGATCTATCCGGCTCAGGTCTGCTGTCGTGAAACACAAAATTAAGAATAGCTTCCTTAACATCTTTCGGTGACCAACTAACAAGAGTTGTGGAAGTTCCCTCTTGAAAACCATCACTAGTTACCCGTGTAGGTGTCGATCCACCACTTGGTGCATCGACCCATTCAATGTCAAAGTTTGTGTTACTTTTCTTGCGCATGTATTGGCCCGTGGTGCCGCCAATTGGCATTTCACCGACGATTGCCCAATTGCCGTTGAACTGGCCGTACATCTTGCCGTCTTGGGGCGCGCCGGGGTGCGAGTGGGATGTTATGACACCCGTTAATACGCTCTCGACCTGCGCTTTGGTTGGGGCACCGCCACCATTCCCATCTCCGCCATGGGTCGAGATCATATGCTTGACGTCTGATACGGCCCAACCACGTTCCGACGTGTCTGTGCCAGTATCCATAACTGAAACAGAAGGGCGGTTATTTGCCTGAACAGCTTTCACAGATAACCAATTGTCGAGTTGTTCGGCTGTCACCAGACGTTCCGTAGAACCGGTTCCAATTATAAGCTCTGCGGCCTGTGCAACTTGAGGCTTGCCAGTCATGTCAGACCAGCGAAGACTGTCCCACGCGCCACCTTTGGATACATAGGCCCGTCCGTCAGAGGGGGCATGGGTCAGGCCTCCGCCGCCACTGGCTGCATCGCCCCAGACGATATCGAAATCACTATCGCTGTTTTTTACCGGGATCTGGCCTGTGGTACCGCCTGTGGGCAAGCCTGCGCCTGCGTCACCTGCGGGTCCTTGCTGTCCTTGGGGGCCTTGGGGACCTTCTGGGCCTTGAGCGCCTGAAAGAGACGCGATGAAATCGGCTTTGATGCCGCTATTCCCCTCGTCCAGCCAGATTTGATAGGCAGATTTTCCGGTAACGCCCTGGGTTTCCAGTGTCACACTTGGGGTTACATAGCTGCCGCCAGAACCGGAAATGGTTCTGAAGGTCAAAAGATCCCCGGCTGCAAAGGGAACGTCAATATCGCCACGATGCGCAGAGGTTGCGTCATCCAGACTAATGGTTGCCCCGGTTCCTGTGCCGTTTTTGTAAAGTTCAATCACACCAGTGGCGTTAGATCCGGTACTCACACTCAGACCGATGGCCGTCATGTCGTGGGACAGGGTGATGCCTTGTCTTTGATCGGCACCATTACCAATCGAAAACTGAAAACCGTCACTGCGCCCGGTGTTCAGGCTTGAATTTTCTTCCATCGCAAAGATAAACAAACCACCGCCTGTGGCCGGGGCTGCCATCTCTGATCTTACGGATTTGATTTCCTGGCCCACACGGGTCGCCAGGGCGGAGGTATGTTGATCTAATGCCATGTTCTTATGCCAATGCTGCTTCGAAGTCTGCGACGAGGTTACGTTCTGTATCGCCAATGCTTGTGGCTGAGACAGCGCCGATATTGGTTCGGGCGTTCGTCTGTTGTTCTACTGACAGAGTTTGCGCCGCTGTATCAGTACGTACACAGGCGTTTAATCCATCGGTGAGATCAGATTCAGAAGCCGCAGCAATATTGGTCCGCGCATTGAGCTTTTCCTGATCACTCAGCACCTGATTGTTGATATCTGTCCGGACCCGTTTGCCCAAATCTGTCAGCAAACTATTGATATCTGTATCATTGTCCTGAATGGCCGTTGCCAGTTCATTGAGAGTATCCAGCGCGGCCGGCGCGCCATTTACCAGATTGGACAAGGCAGTATTAATCTCCAAAGACACTTTGCTTGAAGACCAGGTTGTTCCCGAACCAGTTGCGGCGTCATTGATTGAACTGAAATTGGTGATCGCTAAATTCAGCTCGTTCACCGCCGCGACAAGGGATGATTTGTCGGTGGTATTCAGCGCAGCAAGGGCGCCGTGCTCGTTTCGCAAGTTGTTGCACTCAGTGCCAACACGGGTTGCGAGATCCCGGATTTTATTTTCCAGTGACATCTTCTCTTCCTTTACAGGGATTGTAATAGGTGACTTGTAATGGGAATTATGATTAGGGGCCTGAAAGCCTGTGTATGCTCTGTTAAGGCCTATTTGCCCTCATGACCTATTTACTGAGGGCATTTTCAAAGGCAAGCACCAGATTATGATCTTCAACGCCAACTTCTTCGCCAAGACGTTGTTCCACTTTGCTATTGGAATAGATTTTGTCCGTGCCGATTTCAGTATCGTTAATGATGGCCCCGTTAATGGTCTGGTACTGGATCAGGGCGCTGGCCACTTCCAGAATCTGCACTTCCTCGTAATCCACCATGACCGTCGGACCATCCTCAACCACTTCAACAGTCAGTGTATCAACGGGTTGAAGGACTTGCAGGGTGATCATAAGACGGCTCCTTGATAGACGGAGAGGTCTCCCTCCAGAAAGGTTACCGGGAAGTTGGCTTCTGCTGCGATATCCAGCTGAATATTGTAGCTTGTCGGTGACAACCCATCGGTTACCACTGACGAAAGCTTGAGCTGGATTTCACCCTTGGGCAGATCAACCACAAGGCCGCCGCTTTCCGGGGTTAGCTGAGAAACCACACTGCCCCGTCGGTCAGTGATGGCGCATTTAATCGTCTGTCCGGTGAGATCAAAAGGTTGATCCCGATCACGGACCCGCAACAACCGAATCAGCGACGCCCCTTGACGCACCGACCAGTTCACACGGTTTTTGGGTGTTGATTTTGACATTTTCTTTCCTTATCAAAGGGTTATTGATCAGAAGGGAATATGAGATGGGCTATATGCGAAACCCCGGTTTGAAGACAGTTGGCTGATAGAATTTTGCTGAAGAGATTGGAGGAAAATTTCCAAACGACTGCCTTCGATAAATAAGTTTCACTAATTAACCTCGGGCCCTCGAATATCCCCACGAGCAACAAAGGTGACTTTGGAAACGCCATCAATAGCATTACCAGCAAAGCCGCCTGCAGCACCACCATACGAATAAGCACTTCCACCAACTTGCCCGAGATCGCCACCTTTACCAGAATAACGTGCCGCCGGGGCACCGTTTAAACCGTCTCCAGTAACACCATCATCGCCCCATCTGAGTCTTTGTCCGGCACCACCTACAAGTAAAGTCCCACTTGAACCAGTAGTCGGATTTCCACCACTACCGAAAGGACCATAAAGTCCCGCATCAAATCCAGCACCACCGCCGCCGCCGGTACCAGCAATGCCGGCACCATTAGACCCCGGATTTTGGTTCATTCCTCCTCCTCCTCCGCCGCCGCCGCCACCAATAATTCCATTGGTGTTATCCAGAACAAATGTACAGTTTACTTGCAACGCGGGGCCACCTACTGAACCGGGACGACCAGCAGATGCATTATCGTGCCAACCATCTCCTCCCTTGCCACCACGACCACCAGCCCCTGCAATGATCCCATTATTTATTAGCTGGATTTTGCTTTCAGGTGGCAGGGATCCTGTGATCATAGAAAAGATAGAGGTCGATGTACTACCTATTTTCACGCCTTGTTCCACAATGACACGCATTGAAAAAGCACCAGTTCCTTTCCAGCCATTTTCAAGCGCTAACTGTGACAAATCCACATTATACCCATCCGCAGTAATAAGTATCTCAGGAATACTTCGTGCATTGAGATCCGGTGAGTGATAGAGCATTAAGACCTCCCATCAAGACCTATGCGCAGCCCTGCGCCGGCTGTTGTGCTTCCCACACCTGTCACGGCAAAGTTCAGCACGGCACCTTTGGCAATCTTGACATTCGCCTTTAACGTACCCGGCAGGTAGTTACCGGTATCAACAGCGAACGACGGCAAGGCATCAAAGATGCTCACCCCGTCCGCCGTGAGGTCAAACACAACCCCCGATCCAACTGGTGCGGTTTCAAGCTTGGCGATAACGTCGATCGGTGTGATTTCCCGGGCGATAATCATCGTGCTGTAGGTTTTCACCTCCAGATCTTCTGCAACCAGGTCTCCGTCAAAACCCGCATTGAAAGGAATGTCGTAAGGTGACAGCGAACTGGCCGCAGCAATTTTCAAATCAAGTGCCTGATTTAGCTGGGTCAAATCAGCTTCGCTTGGGGTCAGCCCTGTCAATTTGATGACATTATCAATCTCGCGCATGGGATGTTCCCAGGCCCGTGCGCTAACAGCATCACCTTCGATAGCAAGATCCGGATCACCATCAACATAAGGCGCATCGCCAGTTTTCCCGATTGGGGGGATGTATTTCATTTTCTAATTCCCTTCGTATCCGATAATCAATTTTGTGTCGGAATGATTGATACGGTGGAGCATGCACTCCAAATCTTCTGCTTTGCGGATTGTTAAAAGCTTTTCGCTTCCGCGGGATTGACCGCCCCGGAAATAGGTTACACGGGGTTCATGGACCGCGACGGACCACCAATAGCGAGCACTGTGTGGGCCACTGGCTCTATCGCCGCCACCGGAAATTCCTCCGACAAAGGGACGACGTTCCGTGACACTGACCTGATACCCCAACTGATTGGCGATGGCTTTAATAGCATTGATATTCAGGCTGCCAATACGGTTGATTTTCTCGTTCAGGATCGCCTTACGTTCCTGCAAGGTAAGCGCATTACCATGCTCGCAATCGGGCAAACCATAATCCCGTTCCCACTCGATCAAAAGGCGGTTGGTTGTACGTGGATCGGCCTCTACCAACAGGCGATCAATGGCCTCACCTTCACTCGACAGTTCCTGCGCAATAGAGGCAAAGAGACCGTCCCGATTAGGCGTATCCTCTCGTGGGAAAGCCGCTCCTTGGGGCAAAGCGTTAGTTAAGGCACTTTGATAGTCGGAAATACTTCTGGCCATGGATCAAGCCCCGATTTTCGCGAGTTTGTTATTCCGCTGAAATAATTGTGACTTCGCTTCAGAAACTTTTAAAATCCGCGTGGCATAAACCAATACAGGATTACCGTCATGCATTTCGGCACGAGCACCCGTAATTCTCTGCCAGGGGCGTAACGTTTTTTTGGGTTGCTTTACAGGTTTAATCGAAAACAGGTCAAACAACTGCTCGTCATTCAGATGATCAATCCCGATTTGGCTTTCTAGATATTTCGGGTGTGGCAGTGTTTTAGGCAGATCAAAAGGGATGCCAGAAATTTCACTCTTCTCGACTTTTACATAAGGTTTTTTCAGCAATTTATTTTCCTTCACGTCAAACTCCCCACTCTATCAAACAACATCCACCAATACCGGGTTCTTGAGCTTCCGGCGCCGTAGTTTTTGGATATCCAGCTCCACCTGTTCCATAGGTATCTCTTCGGAACAGATGTCCACTTCCTCCAGCACCTCCATCAGCGTGGATATAGCTAAGGCCAACAGTGCTATGGTGGGCACCATCGTTCCCATTCTGTCCTGAAGTATTGAGGTCCCCCCCGGATGCAATTGCACCTACCCCGCCGATACCACCTTTACCTGTGTTAGGTGCTGAAACCCGATACTGCGCATAGGCACCGCCCCCCCCTTGTCCGCCAGAGGCTGAAATTGATGCCCCAAAACTACTTGCCTGACCGGCGTTACCGTCGGTGTTTTTACCCCAAGTCAAATGAACATAATCAACAGGAACGCCACCAGCCCCAACGATGACAGAAATCGTGTCTCCAACAGAAACGGGGACAGTTTTTTGAACCAAAGCACCCGCGCCGCCGCCGCCGCCGCCGCCCGCACTTGAAGAAATTGGGTTACCGTCTTGCGTTGATCCTGTCGTCCAACTCCCATAAGAACCGGCGCCACCTCCACCACCAATCAAGGTGACACGCACGTTATAAACACCTTGAGGAACAACCCAGTTATAAGTACCTGCGGCATTATAAAACTGTTCACCTGGTCTAGGCGCACGCCATGTCAGACTTACAGGTTGAGGAGCAAGAACTGTCATTACGCATCAGCTCCGATTGCATTGGCCTTGACTGTTAAGGTCAGGCGCTGTCCACGAATGGTTGATCCCACTTGTGTGATGAAGATTTCCAACACATCATTCGCGGCACAATTCACCTGCGCAGGATCCAGCGTTCCATCCACAATCTCTTTGGTTCCCGCAACGATGTGTGGCAGAACGGTAAAGATCGACGTGCCATTGCGGCGCACATCCAGTTGAATGGCTGTGCCCGTCGGCTCTACCCCGACCTTGCCAAAAACACCTTTTATTTCAGCAGGTCGCGCAAGGGCCAGCCCGCCAATTTTCTGCACAGCCAGATCAACATCAGAACCATCGTTGGCCGAGCCCGCGATAAAGGCCATATCCATGATCCCCGCATTCAATTTTCGGATCGCCTCGGATAACTGTTTTAGATCACCTGTTTCCGGAGTCAGACCAGCATCCTTGATCACCTGAACGATCTCGCGCATAGGGTGTTCCAGTGCTGCTGCAGGTACCGCATCACCTTCCAGACCAAGTGCCGGATTGCCATCGACATAGCCGACATCATCAACTTTCCCAATGGGTGGAACGTATTTCATTTTTGATTTCCTCTATTACGGATTACCGTTGTTTTGCTTACGTTCGGCCTAAAAAGCCGACTGGCAAATTTCTGGAAATAAGATTAATTACCAAGGATCAGGTTAGTCGTAGCCAACTGCTAGAAGAGTGTCGGAATGGTTCATCTTGTTAAGTATGCATTCCAGATCTTTTGCCCGCCGGATCGACAGCAACTTTTCCCCTGTATGTGACTGTCCGCATCGAAATGGGGTAATACGCGGTTCTAAAATATTAACCGACCACCAGTAACGAACACTGGCGCCCCCTGCGAGCCTATCGCCACAACGGGATCGTCCTGCAATGAAAGGCTTGCGTTCGATGACTTCAATCTCGACACCAAACCGTTCTGTCAGTGCTTTGATTGCGTTTACATTCAAACTGCCGACACGGTTGATCTTTTCGTTCAAGATTGCTTTACGTTCCTGAAAGGTCAGGTCGTCTTGATCCTGACAATCAGGCAGGCCATAGTCTTCTTCCCATTCAGGCAACAACATTTGAGTTGTTCGCGGGTCAGCCTCGACCAATAACTTGTCCATCAACGCATCTGCAGTTGAGAACTCTGTCGCAACAGAAGTAAGTATCCCGTCACGATTTGGGGCATCTTCCCGTGGGAAAGCGGCTCCTTGTGGCAAGGCATCAACCAGCGTGGATTGGTAATCCTGTGTGCTCCGCGACATGGCTTAAGCTCCGTTCACCGTAACAGGGCCGGGAACGGCCAACTCGTTTGGCGCACACTGAATGTCATCAGACGGTGTCACCAGACGGTGGTAATCTTCGCCAACAGCCTTGGATACAGCCTCAGTGATCCAACTCCAGCGGATCAGGCCACCGGGCTGTGCCCGTTGACGCAGCATGCTGGTCATATTGTCGTTGATAGCGGCCAGTGTTTTACTGTCGTTTGGCTGCAGAAGTGAAAAATCCAATGCGATCGGCTTTTCAATCAATTCAGGTACAAAAACCTCTGCTCCGGCCGGGCGGCCTGTCCATTGGCTGGTTACCGGATTGATGTGACCATTCAGATGAGCCAACACCTTTTCCCGCAGTGTATCCGTCGGAATAGGACCATTTGCATCATCATAGGACGCAATTCGAACAACCACGGTACGAAGTCCTTGTTCCCGCGGATAAACCCAGACATGGGAAACCCCCGGCACCATGGATGCCCAAACAACATAATCGGCATCTGCGCCCCCCATTGGCGGGTGTGCCTGACGGAACAGAACCCGTGCCCGATAGGCTTCATTTGCTTCCTTTTCACGACCCTCAACCAAGGCAGAACTGAGCAAAATATCGGATGAAACCCCGACAAGCGGTGAAACAGGGGACAGCTTTTCATTTACGGGCAGGTTACCTGCGACGCCGTTTTCCTTGGCTGTAATGGCAACCGTTGCCGTACCATCAGCCAGAACAACCTCTTCGTCTGTCAGATAGATCTGTCCAGCGCCATGACGCAGCTCAGTGCCTTTGGGGACAACAGCCCCGGATGTCCCGGTGAAGGTCACCGCACCAACCGCCGGTGTTGCCGCATGGGGCAGCAAACCGACACGTGATCCGTGCTTTACCAGGTTTTCCGGGTCAGCCGTCGTGGTAAAAATCTGATCCGCCTGATAGGAAATATATTGATGAATATCATCAACTTCGGCCGCGACCTCGGCAGAAAGCGCACCGATGTTACTCATGCGTGATGGTGTTGTGGTCAGGCCCAGATTGGTTGCTATTCCCTGACGCAGACGTTCTTCTCGTGTCTGAAGAGGTGTTGTATCCCAAGGCATATCAGGAAGTCTCCTTTAACTGGTACTGGCCAGAATTGATGTCATAAACAATGTTGAAGCGGCGTTGTTCGAGGTTGAGGCCGAGATAGACAATAAGCTCGGCATCGATGCGTCCGCGTTGTGCCGATCGGTTGGCAACGGCCCTGACCCTGGTCACAGGTGCGGTTGGTCCCTCTGTCGAACGAACCATGAAATCGCACGCCTGTTCCAAAATTTCCGCCACTCTGTGTGGCATGTCGGGTGTGATTTTTTCCCGTCGTAAAAGCCATAACAGGCTGCCATCAGCTTTATTTTCCGACAGGCTCGTGCTCCAGTGCCCGCGCCTGTCTTCGCCAACGCCTACCCGATCTCGTGGCGCACGGCCATCGCGGAAAAGCGCGTGGATCAAACTGGTCAGCAGGCCATCGCCAAGAACCAGATCGTTCCCGTCATGAGCAAAGTCAAAACCTTTGCCAGTGGGGTTTTCAAATGCAAAATCCGTCATTTCGCGCGTACCTTGTCTGAACCTGAAATAATGGGCCAATCCCCTGCACTAGATCCCGTACCAACCCTGACCATGTCAGTAATCCGGGCCACTTGTTCTCCGCCCTCACCGCCGAGATGAATGTCGTCACTGTTGATGACAGCCTTGTCCGTGTTGATGGTGGCCGCAGGGGTATTGATATTGACTTCCGGGGCATCAATTTTCAGATCACCACCCGGTGCCGTAATGGTAATGCCCCCGTCATCCCGCAGGTGAATTTCCTGTCCGTATTTGGACCAGACTTTGACCTCCCCCGACTTGAGATCAGTCGGACGGTACCGGGGGTCGCCAACGATCAGGGCAACCATATGACTGCGCTGCCCCAATACGTTGGAGATAAAGGTTTCTGCCCCCGCAAGCGGATGTGCTGCAAGGCCATAGGGTTCTGCGTGTTCAATATCGTCAGACGTTTCCGTATCCAGACCTGTTGTCTGTAATCCCTGGTGTTCCCCTTTTTGTTTTGGGTAAACAACCGTGACCAACCCCCGGGTAAAGAGAAGGCGAATACGCATATTGATGTGACCGATGATTTCCCGGAACTGTTCAATCATTGTACGTTACCTCTCTGTTCCCCCGGTTGTTCTCTGGGTTGTTCTCGGGCTGGAATTTCGCCTTTTTTCTGCAAAGCTGGCGTACCCCCGACCGGTGCTTCGGCTTCTGGTATGGCCCGCAGGCTATAGGCATAGGCCGGTAACACCGTCAGAACAGTTTCCGGTGCTTTGGTCTGGGACACATTGAAAACGCAGCGTTTGACCAACAGATCATGTTGCGTCCCCTCCAGAACATCATTCACCGTAACCAGATTGTTAATATCCCACAGCGGAAGTCCCGGCCCCTGTCGCCAGTGCGCAAGGGTATAGGTCCGCGTGCTTGATCGGCTTGCATTCTTGACGGCCATGTCATAGGCAAGTTCGGTCAGATCCTTTTCCGTTCCCGGCTCGTCTGCCAAAACAACCTTTGGCGAATACTGGGGAACATCCTTGTCCTGTGCTCTGCCGCTAACCTTGGTATGGGCAGAGGCATGGACACTGTTTCTCGGGCACTGTCCCCGGAAAATATAGGTCTGGTTCCGATCAGATAATGATGATGAACTGCGCATGGACAGCACATTACCCTTGGCCCCGAAAATCAGATCTGTCTCTGCTTTTTCAGCAACATTCGCGGTCGAGAAGACTAACCCGCCCTCACGATCAGCATAGAAGAACAGGGCACGATGGCGCGCCAGACGTTCCAGGGCGCGGTGAGCAGTCTCACCCGGCTCAACCGTAAACTTACGAATGGCCTTCCCCACATCTGCCTTACTGGTGACTTTGATATCAAAGGGTTCACAAATATCCCGCGCAATTTCAATCACTGTCCGGTTTAACCATTCAGCACTTTTTGCCTTTCCACTGGCTGCATCAACACGCACCACAGATGATTTGAACAACAGGGCGGTTCGATCCCGCCCGGATATCTCAACCTGAAACCCATTGGCACCGGCTTGAAAGTTGGACTCGTTTACAAAGCCCGTAACCACCGTTTCATCATTCAGCTTCAGGGTACATTCATCGCCGATCTTCAGAACGGGGATATCACCTGTGCCCAAACTTTCCTGCAGGTTGTTCTTGCGAAATTTCTCGGGCCATCCCAACGTCATGGACAAGGAAAATTCTGAATAAACCGCATCTATTGACCGCGTAATGGTCGCATTTTGCCAGCCCTGCCACAGGGTACTGCCCACCAGCAGCTTGATATTAGACATCCGCAGTCTCACCCAGATAAAAGATCTCGCGCGTTGGCACGAACGACGGATGAATAATCCGGTTACGGGCCACCAAGTTGGCTTGCTCTGCGACATCTCCACTCTGGCGATAAGCAATCACACGTGCAGATTCCGTCGCGCTTGGGGTAAAGACCTCTAGCTTGGGCAAGCGTGTTGCACGTTCGGTAATGTCACGGAAAACGGCTGTACGAAGGTTTCGCAACGCTGACCGCCTTGCCGCCAGCTTGACCGGATCGGAAATTGTCTTAGCCGTAATTGATTCAGATAGTGCATGACCAATCGCATCCCGAATGGAAACAGCTTCGTTCAAATCACTGAATTCGATTTGCGAACTCAGCCTTGCGGCTTCTATCGCCGCTGCATCAAAGAAAACCTGGGCAATCACAGTCGTGTTTTTTGACTTCGCATCTTCTTCAGCAGGGGTTGCCCCGCTGAATTTACCGCTCTTTTCGTCTTTGATCGGTCTTTGTAACAACCGCTGATACGAACTGCCATCTTTAGAAAAGATAATTTTCCACAGCTCACTACTGTTCGGGGCCAGATGTGCGACCAAAGCAAGCAGAACTTCGCGCGGGTTTCGCAACAGGTGATGATAATGTTCGACAATGGCAACCGCGGCCTGACTGAACTTGACCGCATCACCGACCAGATTATCAAATTCCCGAATAACCGGCACGACAAGGTCCAAGGTATCCCCGACAATATCGTCCAACGCCTTGATCAGGGGAATGTTGATATTTTCAACCGAAAACCTGTTGTTGTTCAGGATCGCAGTTCCGTTTTGCAGTAACTGTCCAACCTCGACAAAGGCCTCTTTAAGGTCTTCGAGTGTGTCCGCAAATACGGTATTTTTGATATCGAAATTACCAATTTCGTTTAGCAGGTTCGACGATTGGCCGGGGAAAGACGCCGGGATCAAAACCCCATAACTATTGCTGATCGCAGCCTTGGTCCCCAAAGCGGTTTCTTCAACAACCTTTTGCGTGTTCAGGGTTTTTCGGGGCGTAACTTCCTTGTTGGAACGCACAAAAGAAACTTTGAAGTCGGCAACACCCAGTTCCGTGAATTTTTCATTGTCGCTAACATCAACAACCTGAACATTCAACTCACCACGTGTCGGGTGTACCAGGGGACCAGAACCGATTTTGTTAAAGGCTTCTTCCAGATCGATCCGACGTTCAAGAACGTCATCTCCCAGAAGATAAATGGATAGATCAAAACGATCATCCTTGCGCCCCATGTCGGTAACAAGCCCTTCGCTCTGAAAGGGGTACTCCTTTACGTCAACCCTGTGACCGGACTTGCGTTGCGAACTGTCCACATGAAAGGGAATGCCCCGGAAAGAAGCTTCGCGGTATTTGCTGAGATCAATCATTCTTAATTTCCTACCAAGAGAGATTCTGTCGGATGCATTAGTCCCATCGGCCCATAATCCTTTTGTTTCTGGGCCTTGGTGTTCTCTGCAATTGCAGAAGTCAGCGAAGACATTCCGTCTCTGGTTGCTTCATTGCTTTTTAAGGTTTCATCGCTATCTCCGGCGAACTGGTCATAGATTTCATTCATGCCTTCTTCGCCGAAATAGGCCCCCAGGCCCCCACCCAGTAATCCACCAAGAATGCCGCCGACTGCCGTACCAACAACAGGAACAACAGATCCGATCAAAGCACCCGTTGCCGCACCAGCCTTGGCACCAGCCAAGCCCCCGACTAACGACCCACCTGCCCCAACAGCACTTCGGGTGTCCCCAGAAGACAGAGCCGTCCCCATGGTCACGGCACTCAACCCTAGATTTACCAGCGGGTTACCCCGGGCAAATTTTTTGATTGAATTGGCGCCACTACCAACCAGGTTTTTAAGATTTTTAAATGTCGCAAAATTCTTTAATTTCGTAGCATAGGGGGATACTGCATTCGTCAATGGCCCCAATACGTTCTTGATGCCGCCAACAATTCTTCCCCATCTGCCACGTGGTTTGCTGGTATTTTTCGGACTTTTCTTTTTACCGTCAGGGCCAATATCATCAGCACCGTAACCACCATACCCGCCCCCTAAGGGCCAGTTCGTCACAAAAACTCTTGTGACACCCGCTCCTGAAGCTTTATTCCCCCCTGCCCCGGTAAAGGTATCTTTTATGCTTTTCAGAGATTTAAGAGCATTCGAACCACCTGTAATCGCTTTGCTAAGTCCAAGTATAACAGCTGCGGCCCCGGCACCATTCGCGGCATAGTCCATCAAGTTATTAAGTTTTTCCGGAGAAAGGCTGTTGATTGTGTCTGCAAGCCCCTTCAGCTGTCCGGCAAGTGCGCTATCGGCTTTCTTTTGAAGCGCGGCATTAATCGACTCAAGTGCAGCAGATAACGTGCTTGCATTGGTTGCCGCATCTGCAAAAAGCTGGTCTCCTGCTGCTTGCTGCATTACAGTATTTGCTTCGCTCAGCACAGCTGTCAGGTTTCCCGAGCCACTAACAAATTCGGCAAAGGATTTATGAGCGTCCTTGCTCTTTTCGTTAATCAGACCCAAGGCACTAATCACCTGATCTGGAGAGGTAACATTAAGCTCTCTCAATGAGGCGATAACGCTGGCAACTTCGGGGCCAGATGCCCCTGTTGCCCGCATGGCCACCCCAAGGTTTCGCATATTTTCCTGTGCAAACTTGGCATCACCAGTCTTGGCAATCAGGGCATCCAGTCCCTTGACCAACTCATCCGGTTTCAGACGAATGTTGGGGTCTTGGGAAATATCAAACAGGGATTTTTTCAACCCCTTCATTTCGTCTTTGCTCAAACGAGCCCTGACACCAACCATTGTAAGTCTGGTTTCAAGGTCATTAACCCCTTTGACAAGTCCTTTGAATTTCTGTCCTGCACCAGTGAGCTTGTTAATTGCCCCGCCAACACTGTTTATACCTTCGGCAGAAAGCACAGCCGCAGAGCGGAATTTCGCAAAATCACGCCCGGCAGCTGTTGTCATGCTATTGACCGCACGTTCCGCACGAGCAGCTTCCTCGGCAACATTACTTTGCAGGTTCACATTCATCGTTACGTTGGTGTCAGTCATTTGGCTTTCATTTCCGCAAGTTTCTTCAGGGTTCTTATAATTTTCCAGATCGGCATTGCTGCCACGTCGGCCAGGGAACTGTGCGTCTGGCTGGACAGTGTCAGGAGCAGTTTCTCGATATCGTTTTGCTCTAGAATCAGTGTCCAGCCTGACGACCAGCCCGGGCAGATCCGGTTAAGCACCAGCCCGGTCATAACCCTATTCGGCGCTGGTGCTTTCCGCTCGCCCCTGTTCAGAGGCTTCCCTCTGCATGTAAAGGCCGTCGATCACATCCGCCATCTGGGCAACCTGCAGGTAATCGCCTTCGCTAAGCTTGCGAAGATCAGACAACTGCATGGGTCCTTGCATCTCACCGTCAGCACCTTCCAGACGTTTAATCTGGCGACGGATACGCTCCGCTGTTGCACGGGCCGGGGAGTGCACGATTACAGGCTCAAGATTTTCCGTTAGCTGGATCTTCTCTGATGCTTCCGCAGCATCAATCGCATCACCAGCCGTCAGGGGAAGCATCTCAAGCGTGGAATAGAGGGTGCCACCAATGGTGACACCGTCCTTGAGATCGACACGCGCCATTAAACGCGTTCCGCCGTAGAGCCTTCAAATTCAAGGCTCCACTTTGATTCAGAACCATCCGCAAGTGTCGGATCGGCGCTCAGGATCATGCGGGGCACAATCCATTCCTGATTGGACTGCTCATCAAAAACACGTACGGTTGCTTCTGTAGCGCCGGCCATTTCAGTGACGTCAAAGTCGTCAGTGATCAGCACGTCACACTTCAGCGCGCTCATGCCTGGTACGATGGTTGAACCAACGAAACCGCGTGGACCTTTACGGGCTTTACCGATTGCCAGACCCGGATTGAAGGAAACAGAGCCTTCAACGGACTGTAGTTCACGGCCATTCCAGGCGATAATTGCTGTACCAAAAATACTCATTATAGGTTCCCTCCTTAGATCAGGCTGAAGGCAGAACGGACTGCCAACTGGTGGAATTGATCAATCGGACGTGGACGATCAAACACATCCAGACGACCGCGCTGACGGCTGTTTTTCTCGGCAAGAATGTCTTGTTTATAACCGTCAAAATCATCCATCAGACCAGCGTTGATCATCTGTTCATAGTGGGCCAGAAACTCTGCAATTGCTGTTTCAGGTGTCACAATGTTGGATGAATATCCAGCAGCCGGGTGACCGGATGTTGCCAGCTTGTGGCGTGGATAGCGGGTTTCGAAACGATTGATAACGGAACGACGATAGAAGCTCATGAGCATCACAGTATTCAGGCTTTTGTAAGCCGCATCATCAGCACCAACACCATTTTTGGAATAGGTTGTTACCGCACGTTCAATGCGAACTTTACCGTCGATACCAACCACATGTGTAGAAACACCATCTCTCAACAGAGTTTCGTTTTCCTGTGGCAGACGGCGTGAGCCTTCTGGTGCACCCTTGATACCTTTGAGTTCCAGTGTCTGGAACGGACGACCCGGATCAGTTGCGCCATAGAACATGATGTTTGCGCCGAAACTTGCAGCCCATTCCCATGTAGTAGAAGACGATTTTTCAGTTACGTCGATCACCGCATGATGCTGTGAATTACGGGCAACAGCATAATCACCAAGATCGCTAACACTTGCTTTTTTCGCAGAGAAAACGCGACCATCACGTTGGTTCAATGGTCCCCAGCGCGTATCAAGCTCTGTACGAATCAGATCCATGTTTGCTGTATCTGTGTAAGGGTTGATGAAACCCTGGTACTGCGTTAGATCATCAAGTGCATCGATGCCATCAGAAAGACTAGGGTTACCAGCACCATTGGCAAAGCCGACGATAGTGAAACCAACACCCGGGGATACGGGATCATCACGATAATAACGCGTAGAAATGTTGATATCGTTGCCGGTCTCGCCTTTCCACTTCACTGTCAGATCAACAACCGCATCGGTCGCAACAGCATTGACATAGGAAGACGGATCATTTGTGATCAACGTCGCAAGACGCGATGCGATAGAAGCAGCCGCCTCACTTGCACTGATACTTAGCTGATAGCGTTTGTCACCAACATAAATCGGCTGCGTATAACCACGTGTCGCCGTACCGCTGACCGTAATCTTTGCTGTAGCAGCAGTACCCGCATTATTTTCAGCCAATGGAACCACAAGGAGTTCCTGGTATGGGTTCACATCACGGAACCGCTCAACCATTGCTGTCAGCATTGAATCAACACCGAACAGAGTAGAGGCTTCGCTTTTTGTGATCACTTTGTACAGTTCGTTCGCTGTTGCTTCCGGGTTTGTACCAAGCTGGCCGTACATAACTGTACGCTGTTTAAATACCGGCAGGCCGTTCAGGGCGAGGCTCGGGTCGATCTCGACAAAAATTCCAGGACGGAAAATCTGCAAAGGGATCTCGTTGAAACTGATATCTGGCATCAGAATTACTCCTTCAATTTACGTTTGGATTTCTTTGCAGGCTTGGAAGAAGGCACGCCCTCTGTCACTTCGCCACGCGCTCGAAAACCGCGATAGAAATTACTATTGGGTACCAATGCCCCCTCGGGGCCGATGGCGCTTTGTGATCCGAATGAGGGATCGTCGCCCTCGGGTGGATGAATGAAAATCATGAGGTAACATCTTCTTTCTGGGGCAGGTTCGTCTCCATTGCAGTTGTTCCATCTTGATCCGGGATATCCAGATCGGGTGTTGAGGCATGGAAAATAAGTTCCAGATCCTCAATGGTCGGGTCAGCTTCACGAGTCCAGACAAAGCGGCAGGACACGGCAGTGCTGTAAATGGCAAGGTTTTCACGGGCGATATCCGGATCAGACCTGTCATTGAACAGGTTTTTGACCTCGGTTGTTTCCAGCGGTCGAGACGCCTGAGCTGGGTTAAAGCCGTTCAATGTCGCAATCACAAAGCGGATCAATTGATAGGCGCCAAGTACAAGGCCGTTGCGCCCCCCCTGGCGTGCAGCAACACGGTTCACGGAACTGGAGGCAACCAACGCCGTAAAGCGGGCTTCGTATTCATCGCCCTCACGGCCAAGCTTGCGCAGCTTTTCCATGCCGTCGAACACCATCCAGACCGCCGGGGCCTTTTGTGCTGCTTCGGTCACAAAGGCGCTTGAAAGCTGGCCGCCGTGGCTATCGACGCTCACCCGTATATTGTTGTTCTGAGCCACCTGTTTCAGACGATCAATGATCGCTTGCTCTAACTGGTCAATCATAAGACTGCCTTTGTTCGAATAGATTGGAAGTGTGTTTTAAGACGCTAAAATACACGGGGAAACATGGGGCTCTGCCCACATCAAAACCAGATCAGGAAACTGCTTTACCCATCAGGATACGGGCGTCCCCGGCAGGGTCGCCAAAACGCCTTTCGCGGTGTCGTATCTGTTTTGAACTTCGGTCGGTGCCCCGTTGGCATACAGACGAAAACGGGCAATATCACAGCAGAGAGAAACCATAACCGCAGGCACAGGATTAAGTGGTAAAACCAGACGTGGGCTAAGGATTGCATCAATTTCAGCCGTGGCATCGTCCAGCGCAACAAGCAGTTCATCGTCGTTAATTGTTGTCGCCAGCGGATCATCCTGATTGGTCAAATCAACCAGTTCCAGATCCTTAAAGCGTTTAACCATCTCTGCGCTGTCAGCATAAGCCATCATACGTTTCCATTTTGCGTTTAAATTAATTGGATAAATTTGCGGGGGGTCACCACGCCTGATCAGACACTTGAAATTGCCTGATTAATGGCTGGTGTTTTGACCCGTCTTTTGGCCAACACCACAGTCGCTGATACCTGAATAAGGTCGCGATGCCCTGTCTGATGTCACGGCGACAAAGGGGCCCTGTTCCACAAGGTTCTCTGAAAACCCGTCCACATAGACAGCAAGATATTTTTTAAATGAAGTATGACCAGAACCCTCCGCACCAGCGCGGGAGCCAGAAACGCCAACAGGCTTTCCGTTCCAGAAAGGATCACTGTTGTGATCACCAGAAAAATCTTTGGCAAACAGATCTTTGGAAAGATCCATAGAAACCCGAGCGGGCTTCTTGTATGCAGAGGATATTCCTCGCTTGATCATGTGCGTTTCTGGCATTCTGTTCCCTAATAAATAACCCGAAGAAAACCTTCGGCGGAGGACTGAAAACAAACTTGAAAGTATGACCACATCGCCGCCAGCATCCCGAGATAACCCAATGGATGATCCAGTGAATTAACCCGTGTGCTGTTGACGATTGAAGAATGCCAAAAAATCCCCGAAAACCTTATCCGAAGGCTTCAGGGAAAACGCAGAATGTTGAATTTAGGGGAAAATTGGTGGGAGCTTTGAAAGGAGTTCAGAGGGGAATTCAGGGGGAAAATTTGTTTTAAGGGGAATTTGGAATACGTTTGAAAAAACAATGCAGGAAGAACCAGTGACCCGGAATTCACACAAAACAAATTTTTCAACCAAAAGAGTTACCCGCTCCGCACATATATAAGCACATAGACCCTACACAGAACTTTAACGCCCCTCTAACGGGGGTGAGTAGATTTTCAGATTATAAACGACAAGGTACTCTATTTATCTTGCTTGCTGCCTTTAGAATCATTGCCCCAATATTAGCAATAAAATCAACCCACTAAAGATAAGCATAAATTTTTGTTTTAATTTTATGTTTATTTTATGCAATTATAGTAACTCACAAAAAAAAATACACAACCAAAAGTAATGAAATTTCACACTAAGGGGGAAGCTATGAACATCATTTATTACTTTAGTAAGCTTGTATTATTAATTTCCGTGTCAACCATTATGAGTGCCTGTGCAACATGGCCAAAACTTAAAGATGATAATAAATTAGATGTAACTAATGCAGGCAACTCAAAATGCTATGAAGCTCAACACGCTAAGGCATGTGCATTATTAACAATTACAGAAATTTCTGAGTTATTAGAAGATGCTGGGGACTTTGACAGAATTACAGCGTACACATTATTAGGGATTGGAACTGCGACAGGGGCAACACTTGCTTTTGACGGATCGGAAGATCTTTTGAAAGGATTGGCAATCGGCACCGGATCACTACTAGGCCTAGACTCTGTTGTTAATACAGACGGCCAAAAAACAGTTTTAAAAGCAGGGCTGAAGAGTATGGCTTGCGCTTACCGTACGGTATTAACTCTCGAAGAAACCTCACTGAAACTACATGATAAAAGTAGTTTAGATGAGATCAACTCACCTCTCACTTTTACTTCTTATACAAAAGCGTACAATTTTCTGCCCAATAATACAGATCTCACAGGTAAATCAGCTGATGAACTTCGATACATTGCTTTTGTCAGTGGACAAGGGTTGTTAGAGGAACATGCCTTTGAGGCTCTTTCACACTCTGGCAATCAAATAACGACATCATTAGATTCAGCACGTGTAAGTGCCTACCAAAAATTATCCGCTGCTGTCATAAATATCCGAGCAGAAGTTCGTCGGGGCTTAGCAGAGACAGTCCCAAATTTAGACGAAATAGAACGAGATCAGAGTAAAAGGATCGTTGATATGGTTGGCGAAGTCATAAAACGTAGAGCCGATCTCGAAGAGAAAGAGAAGAATGCTGGCGCAGGCAACACAACAAATCAACAACAAGTAAGTGCATATGCCAAACGTTTTATTACCGAGACAGCACCTATAGCCGCGGCCTTTAATAGTTGTATTGATAGTGCAACACAGCGAATACTTGGCAGTACTTGAGGAAATTTTCTAAATAATTAATTGCTCTCTAAATATTTACAGGAGTAGTCATTACAGTAACCCATTATGACTACTCCTCACTCCCTCAACCTCCTGAAATAAACGCCTATAGAATGGGCCGCGTATAGCTGCCAGGGCAACCAGCCTTTGAAACCATCGCCGTCGGCGAGGGAATTCAGGATGGTGCAAACCTGATCCTTGAATTGATCCAGTCGACCGATTTCGCTGTGGATCTCTCCATTACCATCGATGTAATGTAACTCTCCGGCGTGACGATATCGCGGGCTTGGAAAGGGTAGCAGGGCAACAATATCGGTGCTGTTAACCACGCGGTGATGTCTGATACCTACCGGACTTTTGATAAAGTTGGCAAAGGCGGCATTACCAATCTTTGGACAGCCAAAGCTATAGACGGCGGCAAGGTTGTCTTTGATCGGGCTTTTGGTTTCACGGGCAATACGCATACCCGCCAGCAGGACGCCAAGCGCCCCGCCAAGGCCATGCCCGGTGATATAAAGTGGGCTGTTCTGGCTGGCAATCTTGGGATAGAGCGCATCCCATATCCGATCCACAGCTGCCATAAAGCCGCCATGAACCGTGATGCCATTCTTGCTGATACCACCTGCTGATAACTTACACCTGTTCCCCTTAAGCGCCGCAATTACCCCCTTGGTTTCGTGGGCTTCTGCACCGCGAAAAGCCACCACGCGAAAGCTGCCAAAATCGACCAAAACACAATGAGTGTTGTGTTTACTAAAGAAAGTAGCTTCTTTGGCCCCCCGGGCCACCAGTGCAGTAAAGGCCTGTTCCCGTTCGCCATAGGCAATGTCGGAAAGCTCTGCCAGAAAGGCCGCGGCCTCGCGATCAAAGTCGCTGCGTCCCTGTTGCAAAAAAGCGGGAAGGATTAACATGACAGCAATCCTTCCCCAAAGTTACAAACAAGATCATAAGCAGGCAGGTCCTGTCTCAGGGAGGACGGGTGAAGAGATTTTAAAACAGACAGAATAGGTGTCTTTATTTGACAAGCGAGCAGTGTGTTTTTCATCGTGGTTCCTTGCGACATCGAAAGGGCATCTTGCTGAAACAAAAGAATTTTTCTCAGGAGAAAGCTTCAGGGAAAACACTCAGTGAGTGTAAATCTTTCAAGCACAATCCGGCGACGTGATGGCAAAACAACGTCAATTCCAATGTTTTCAAGATACGGGTTACAAGATACTGGCGAGCAATGTGATATTTGAATTCAGGCCATAATCAGAATTATGGTCGGATGGTTAAAACAGCGCGGGATCATTCCCCCCCTCTTGCCCCAAGACGTGATAGACATAGCGCTCTGTACAGCCCGCCGCGCGGGCAATACTGGCCTTGGTCCAGCGTTTGCGACACAGCTTGTGAATCAATGCTCGTCTGGCCCGGGCCTCATCATAAAGATGCATGGGCACATCCAGTTCCTGTTCCGCAAACTCTGACACCAACAGATCGGCCTGTTCACGCCCCAGTTTTTGCACCAGATCCTGATGATCCCGGGCAACCTTGGGCACATACACCCGTGTTCCCCCGAAATGCCGGACCAGATCCGCCGCCAGATCAATCCCCACCAATTCGGCAACATCGGCAATGCTTTCGGTCAGTTGTTTGATCATTCCAACGCCCCCTGTGCTGTGGGAACTGGGTCCAGATTGAATACTCCCCGCATCTCAACCACATCGTGGCTTGGTTTCGTCAGGGATTTTTGATCCCCAACAGCGGCTTTACCCAAGATTTTAGCCAGAGAGACAGTTGCCTCCTGATCTTGCACCAAGCCATCAAAGGCATCACAAAATTCCTGACAAAGCTCTCCCAGCAATTGATCGTGTCCGGTGATTTCCAGACGCTCACAAGACAGATCAATGCTCAGGCTGGTTTCCCCGCCTATAGCTTCTGGCAAAGTTGTGAAAAAACGCACCCTGTCATGATCATCACGAATGACCGGAAAGACTTTGAGATCCAAAAGATCCCCCATGTCTTCGCCGAGCAATTTGCATTTGCGGCAAAGCCCTGATCTCAAGCTGTTTTTGGGTCCGGATAGTTTCTGTTTTTCGGCATAAACATCAGACATGGCGCGTGAACCCCAGCTCTTGCCCCGCAGAACAGAGTTGGTTGAAACGATCCACATAGAGTGCATAACCCGTACTTGGTAACTTGGGTTCAACAGCTATCGGGCAATGCTTGGTCAGATCATGGCTAGAGAGTTCAGCACTGTATTCATTCTGGTTACCATCATTTTGGGCATCATAACCTGCCCCTGAATTTGATCTGACAAACTGCTGAATAGTATCTTCTTTAACGTTCAGAACTTTTTGACTTTCGATCCTCAAGGCTTGGCGCTGTGCCTGTTCGATTGCGGCACGCATTGGCAGGGTCAAAGGCCAGGAAAGCGAGAAAAATCGATGAACCTCTGCCTGATGGATGTTTTTCAACCCGGCATAGGGATCTCCCATCAATCCTTCGACCGGGGCAATAACACCCCCGATATGGGCTAGATGCAGATTATGCAACAACCCCGCAAAGGCATATTTTTCAGGCACCAGATAACTCACAAGAACAGCGTGCTGGGCCTGTGAATAGATCTGGTTGATCCGGCCACAGGTTTGACCGTTAAATCGGGGAAACCGGGCAAGGGACAACACCATATCGGGCAGGCAAAGCTCCCCAACCTGTGGGGTCAATAGCGAGACGGACTTGCCGGAATAACTTGGAATTTTTACGTTCATCATTCTCTTGATCACTTGTATCGACAGCAACAAAAACAGCCCTGAAGTGTGTATTTTGACCGCAAAAAACCCTTTCGCGCCTTGTCTATTAAGGGCGATTAGCTTTTCAACATCATGCGAGAGATAACTTCAGGAAAGAAACGGGATCAGGCTCTGATCACGTGCAGAAGACGGTGTTAATCAGGGCAGAGCATCAGATTGCCCCCTATCCATCGGGCTTTTCGCCTCACTATTTTCATTCCTGTCCCGGACCTCATTCTGGCCCTTATTCCCATTCTGGCCCCTGTGCCCATCTTGGCAGTGGTCACAAGCCTGACAGGTTCGCCACAACCTGAGTGCACGGGGGTTGGATGTGGACAGGGGTTTGGCCTGTTCCCCATAACAACCGCTCAGGGACAAGTCCCGGTGATAAAAGGGGCAAAACACTTTACGATCAAGGTGACGCAAAACAGCCGCGGCAATACGATCCGTCCCGCCGGGATATCGCCCCTTAAGTGCCAACGAAACCGATGGCCTGGCATAACCAATCTTGCGCGCAGCCTGTGTGATATTTGTCCGTGCCACTTCCTCGGCAAGTAATTTGATCCAGCGCGGGTCGAGCTCAAGAGCATTGCTTTGAATTCCTGTAACAACATCGCCAATGACAACATCGTCTATTACAGCATCTTTAGAAACCGAAGAACCAGACGACAGACTGCCCATCAGGGAAAGCGCCTGCGCAGAGAAGTAGGGTTGTTTCATGATCCCCATGAGAAAATCTCCCCGTTGTTTGGGTCAAACAGCTCTTTGCTCCGTACCCGTTCCTGTGGATTTTGCGGTCCCGTATGCTTCAAACGCAGGTAACAGGCCTTGCCTTCTCTCTTACGTGGTAGCTTCCGCAAATACCCGGAACGAACCAGTACCCTGATATATTTCCCAGCATTATCCCTTGGATTTTTCTCGTCACCTCGAATGGCAACAGACAGCAAATCCCACAGGGTGAACTTGTCACGAACACCCATGGCGCGCCAAAGCCTCAAACGAAAGCTGCTTTTTCTTGGTGACGCTTCGTCGCATATTTTGTATTTCAAAGCTGGGGCACCGTTGCCTTGCATAGTTGCTATATGGCTATCTGAACCGGACTTGGGCAAAGTTCCAGCCTGTTCCCCCTTACCTGTCAGCAACAAATCACCCTCTTCAGAACGCGTCAGATATTTTACCCGCAACAGATCCAGACAGGCTTTCTTAATGTGATAGCGCTCACACCCCAGATCCTTCATCAGACGATTTTCCAATTGTGACAAGCTTAGCCCCCTATTTCGGTACAACATATCAGTTACCCCCTGATAGATGGTGTCCTGATAAATCTGATCATCAATCATTTCAGCCTCGCACCAGAATTGGTTTTGATGTCGCCCGGTCATTCATCAGAACCTGCCCGATCATGTCGCCCCGTCCGATTTCCCGAAGTGGTTGATCAGAAGACTGTTGCTTAGTCATTCCCTGTCGCCGGGCAAAACGTTCTACATGGGCAATAGCTTCCTTGATCTCTCGCACGTAACCACGGGAAAGTTCGTGAATTAAATCAATCAGATCATCCTTTACCGGCACATCACATAATCCGGTGACCATCTTGCCAACGTCCTCTCGACCCAGTGGATGAAAATCAACGTATTGACCAACCCGGCTGGTAACCTGGGGAAAACGTTTCAGGTTGGTTCGCAAACGGCCCATCCCGACCAGAATAAAAGGAATTTCAAGGAAATCGCTCAAATCACGCAGCGTACTAAGCATCTTGTCACAGCGGCTAATGTAATCAACTTCGTCAATCACGACCGCAAAAAGATCCCGGGATGACTGCGCCAACTGCGCCCGGTTAGACAAAGCTTCAAGAAGCTGTTCAAAACGGCTCTGAAAGCTATGCGCTGGCATCACATTTAACTGTTCCAACAGCTCTTTCAGCATCCAGCTTGGCGTCCATTCCCGTTTCGCCCGGACAAAAAGACAGTCATTTTCCGTGGCCAGCCAGGTTGTGGCCTCGGTTTTCCCAAGCCCCGGTTCCCCCTCGACCACCATAATACAGGCTTCGCCCGCACCACGTTCCTCGATAGCCTGAAGCCCAAGCGCCAGACGTTTTACATTTTCGGTTTTGATAAACTTTAATTGCATTGCTTTATATACTCCTGATCAGTCAATAAGCGGGTCTTGTTGAGCAAGATTGAACACCGCTCATCAGGATGCCTCTGAGATATTTGGCGAGATATTTGGTGAGATATTTGGCGAGACATGTGGTGGCTTAACCTGCAAACCCGAAAGATCAGCCATCAGTGTCATGGTATCAATCCCTTCCTCACGTAGCAGTTCGGCAAAGAAACGCCTGTCGAGCTTTTCACGCAGAGCGTCTAAGTCACCTGCGGTAACCTGAGCGCTATTGTGTAACAACCATTGTACCCAAGCGATGTCATCGCCAAAGACAGGTCGAGATACAGCATTTTGTCTAGTCAAAGCTTCCTGCTCTCCGTTGTCTTCAATATCTTCAGATGTTTCATACTTAGCCTCCTCATACTTGGAGCTATCCTTTTGCCCTCCCGTATGCCCAGAGCCAGCATATCTAGAGAGAGCGAGATCGGCCTCTGCAGATTCCATTTCGCTCAGTTCATGAAAACCGGAACCGGTCAGACTTTGCCCAAGCCCGCCGGACTTGCCGCTCATCACCGGATCCACCCGCAGCGGATTGAGCTTTTGCCCTTCAATTATCATTGTTTTTCCAACTGCTTCTTCCAGAATTTCAGCCCGCTTCTCTTCAATGCGGCGCAAACGCCCCTTGGTGCGCTCCAATAGCGTTCGTTCCTGTTTGCTCAAGGCCTGTTTTAAAGTTGCCTGATCAAAATAGGGCTGGCTGTTACCATTTAGTTCAGCCACCGCCAGCAAGCGCATATCAAAGTCACGGACCCAGACACGGGACGCATCATGAATGTCATAGCCAACCTGTACGTCTTCCCCATGGTAAGGATCCAGATCATGGCTAAAATAAACGTTGCCGAGAATGCGAACTTCACAGCGAAGAACCCGCCGCTTTTCATAAGGCCGCAATAGATCCGCAGCATCTTCGAAGGGAATAAGCGTCACCTTGCCCCCTTCTTGTTCCCATTGTTCCCAAGCCTGTGTCGGGGTCAAATGGCGATAGCGTTTGGTCAGGGGGTCACGCACCCGGCCCAGCCCTGAATGCGGGCTGTTGTTGTATTTATCAATGGTGGTCTGAATGGTTTCCTTAAACTCATCCCATGTCACATGAAATGGCGCGACCTTTCCGACCTTGAGATCTTTATCCGTCAATTTCTTGATTTGACGTGTGGCTTCTTTATCCGCATCTCGACCTTGATAAGTCGCAAAGCTTCGGGCAAGGCGGGTATAGGTTTGATGCAGACGCTCGATAACCCCGCGTGCTTGCGAATTATAAGGCAGGGAAACCTTGTGTGTAATGCCCCAACGTTCGTAAAATCCGGTTGAGGTACTTTCAAACAATGCGTTCTTAAAACCCTTCCCCCGGTCCGTGTACCATATCGCCGGCAGCGCACGCTTTCGCCCGTCATCCCGCTGTATGATCGAACTGGACAAAGCCTCCAGAACCCCCAGACTGTTTTCAGCCAAGCCAACAGACCAACCGACAATGTAACGGCTATAGATATCAATCACGGTGGTAATCTCAGGCCGAAAAGGTTGCCCGTGAAAGGGATGTTGAACAGTCGCCTTGAAACTGTGACCATCACCGCTGTAAACCGCCCCCGGCCACAACTCACTCACGTCACGCCGGGTAAAGGCCTGCATGCTTTTCAAGGCTTGCGGGCCCATACGCCCCTTGTTCCTTGCCGTACTGGACAGCTTGTTCAAAAAGCGTCTGGCCTGATGATACGACGGTACAGGAATATCTTTATTCAAATGCTGCGGCAGTTCTTCCATAACGGATGTCAGACTTGGTTTGTTGGGATGACGATAAAGTTTCAAAAGCGTTGGCGCCCAGGGGGGAATACTCATGTCCTTTGCTGCCGGTAATTCTGGAGCAAGGGCGACGACACCTCCGGCATCGCGTCGGGCATACCAGTTAAAAAGGCTTCGACGACTTGTGGTTCGTTTAGGACGCTCAGACTGTTTGCCTGCTTTATTTTTAGATCTTTGGCCGGACTTTGCATTTGCCCGGATAATCAACCCCGCAAGGCCTTCCGGAAGATCCTGATTTTTTGCCCGACGACAGAGCTCTCCAATAACCTTTTCTTTGCCAAAGACTTCGGCCTGCTGGTCAACCCAACTCAACAGCGCGGCACGAGCTTCCATCACATCACGCTGCCATGCGGTCAAATCTTCACTACGTTTTGGTCCAACATCAGATACCTGCAAGATATCAACATTTTCCACTGATCTGCGACGGGGTGATATACAGCCAGATAGCTCACCTAAATCGCCAGACATGTCTGCTCTGATATCAGCCCGTTTGGTATCAGTGCGTATAGCACCAGTACGTTTAGTATCAGTCAGGGGATCATCTTTAGTCGCCCCGAATACATCCACAGCTTGATGAAGCAAAGCGCTACAAAGTTCCGGCGGCAACGCGCTGAGATGATATTCCAAGCCGCCGCCCTGTTTTTTACGTTTGCGTTTTTTCCACCGATCCCGCTTAGCTCTGATTTGTAAACCGCGATCACTCAGGGGAAAACGCGCAGGAATAAGGCGTGGATTGAGACAACCAAGCTCCTGGGTCAATTCAGTAATAGAAAACCACTCATCCATGACGAAACTCCCCAAACTGATTTGTGCAAGTTAGACACCCTGATCTGAACAGGCCATCGGATAGCCAATGCCTCTTCGGCAGGAACAAGCCGCAAGGGTTTTCAGGGACACGCACTTCAAAAGACAGGTAAATTTGCCCGCTTCTGCGCACCGTGCCATAAACTTGACACACGCCTCTTCTCAGTTGCCATTTTTGCTCTAAAGCAAAGAAAATTCTGGAAATCAGGTTAGAAGCATCACCGCCTCTTTTACGAGATACTGGGTCTTCTATTTTCATTTTGGACATAGAAATTCTCCCGCTATAGCATTGTACTACAATGGTTCTTTGGATATTTTTTTTGGAATTCAGGTCCGACCATCCAAGATAACGACAGTGCATTACATCTAACGCTCCCCCTAACGCTCTCAAAAATCATCCCTTTAACACTCGGCTCTTTGCTCTCATTTTCATAAGAGAAACACCTGAGTTAATAAGCTTGATATGTATTATTTCACTTTAGTGAATTGGACATTGCTCCAATTTTTTGGGATGTTATTCTTTCTACAGGCACGAAAGCGCGATGTTCCATCTTGGTAGTATCGCTCAGGCCACAATTTTAAAAGAGGAATACCAAGAAATTGAGAAACATTCATTTCAATTGCTGGCCAAGGTCTTTGAAGTGCGACACTGACCGCATTTCTGGAATAGCCCCAGCTTTGCGACAAAGCCGACAGGGAAATACCTTTTTTCCTGATTTCGGCTTTAATTATTTCTCGATGAACCCCTTTCTGCCCGTTTAAAGCATGATCTTTTGGATGATTTTTGGCCCCCTCTTTCTGCTCTTGAGGTGCTTTTTGTTCGATAAACACTTTCAGGGGGCAAGGTTCTGCTGTTTGATCAGCTTTACTGGTTCGGACAATCTCGGGAATTCGGTAAGTTGGGGCCATCCCTCTTTTTGGGGCCTGACACTCTCCCGATTGTTGAGACATATTCTTTTGCGTCAT